CCGGTTGTAGCCTCATCGCTACCGGGGTCTTTGAACAGCGCCCCCAGCTTAAACGATGGCGGGCAGTTTGAGATCCGCCGCATGGCGGAAGCGGAGGGGACTCCGTGGCGTTCGTCGCTCACTTCGCACCTCCTTTCAAGCTAGCAACCAACTGCGGCCACACGGACATGATTTCCAGCACCACATCTTCGGGCTGGCTGGCAAGCTCAGCTTCAGCGTCCAAAAACAGCCCGCCTTCCGTTGCTGCGTTTGCGACTTGCGCCCAGGTGATGCCGTTGGCGTCGATGGAGTCAGCGAGCCTTTGATGAGGCGTGCGGTTGGGGTCGATGGGCTTTGGATCTTCCCTCACCGCCCTCTGGCGCTTGGGCTGTTCCAACTCCTTTACCACCGGCACAACCGCATTCTGAACCGGCGTCACATCGCGCATCGCTGGCACTTCATCTTCATCAACCACACCCGAGAAACCGAACGCCACACGAGAGCATTGAATTAGTGCCTTGTGACGCAGCATCCGATGCTCCATCTTCCACGGGTCGGTCTGGCGCTTGCACTCGCTCAGATACTCCGTGACCTTGATCGGCTTGGAGCGGTCCTTGCGGTAAATGACGCAGGTGCATGAAATAAGTTCGCCTTTTTCGCCGTGATCAAACTCAAACTCCATCCCGTCCATTTGCGGATGCGAGTTCGCTAGGTTGTTCCAGCCGTCCACGCTTACCACCGGAACGATGCCGCCACCCTTGGCGGGGAAGGCGTAGATTTCCTTGGTCAGCGGGTTGAGTCCGTATTCGTTCGCTACGACAACGAGAGCCAGAAGCTCCTCGTCACTGGCGGATTTGAATACGGTTGCCTTGAGCGTGTCGTGGAGCTTGCGAGGGTCCACGTTAAAACGCGATGCCATGACAGCGAGCGCGGAGGGTTTTACGATTGCAGGTGCGAGTTCGTTCATGTTGTTGTTTTTGGGTTTGGGTTCACTGAAATTACTCTTCATCACGGTCCCGATAGCTATCCGAGCCATCGTAATAAAAGTCGGTGCAAGCCCTCCAAAGCTCGCAGAAAAAGAGGATGGCGATGATGGCGAGGAGGATGCAGATGATGGCACCGAGGGCGGGCCATAGGATGCCGAAGAGCCAGAGGAAGGCTTGGAAGATGTCGTGGATTGAAATGTTCATATCGTTCGTTTTCAATTTGGGATTATGTGTGTTGGATGTAGTTATGGCTTAGCTTTGCAATATTGGTCAATGTGTGAATCACTCATTCCAGCCACAACATACCAAGGAATGACCTCGCCTGTCTGGCGGCGGATGAACTCGGCCCTGCCCTTGCTTTCCATGTAGATCAGCGGGCCGACAAGCGACCAAACCGCCAAAAAGACAGCGGCCACAAGCAAAACGAACGGCAGGAAAAAGTCGGAAAGGAAATATTTGAAGGGGTCCATGTGTTTGTTGGTGAATTGTTATGCCTTGGGAGCCTTGGCTTTTGCGTTGCGAACGCCCAGCTTTACAAGACGCTCAAGAGTAATCTGAAAAGACTCGCCGCACTTGGCGGCAATGACGCGAACTTCCGCGTGAAGATGCGCGGGAAGTTTGGCGGATTTGAAATCAGTATCCGCAAGGTGCGACTTATTAACCAAATCACAACCGGCTGACTTCAGCTTCCTAATCCAGTATCGCTCTTTGGCGTTTGCGACATCATCCTCAACCCACTCAATGATATTCATGTTTGGGCGAATACCACGAGACTTGATCTCGTCAATCCACTTCATGCCCGTTGGATTGGCGTAGTGGCCGCAAAGCCTTGTGTTCGGATTGCGCGTTTGCCCGACATACCGAACGGCATTGTTGCGCGGGTCTGATAGTGTGTAAATTGCAATCACGCCCTTTGCCCTTTCCGGTTGAGTTCTTTTTCCACCAATTCGCTCACAAATGCAGTGAGCGTTTTTTGGCGCGTAACTGCCTCGCGCTTGGCGAGATAGTGAAGTGCGGTTGGAAGAATGACCGGACGGCCATCGGGTTTGGATTTTGGTTTTGCTGTTGCTTTCACGACGCAATCAAAACACATCGCTCATCATGCGTCAAATAAAAAGTTCAAAACTTTTATTTTTTCTTGCGCCGTGTCTCCGCTGTGCTTTCTTGGTGGCCTATGAACGATCTTGAAAAACTGTTGGAGCGAAAACGCCACACCTACGACGACGCTGGTTTTGAACCGTTGTTAATGCCGGATCAGCTATTCGACTTTCAACGCGCCCTTGTTGAATGGGCGGTGAGAAAGGGCCGCTCTGCCATCTTTGCGGATTGCGGGCTGGGGAAGTCAGCCATGCAAATGACGGTTGCTGAGAATATCGTTCGCAAGACTAACGGCAGGGTTTTGGTTCTCACTCCGCTTGCTGTCGCCACTCAAATGGTTGAGGAGGCGGCTAAGTTTGGCATTGAATCCGTCCGCTCAAACGATGGAAAGTCACTCGGCAAAATCACCGTGACAAATTACGAGCGACTTCACCACTTCAACCCTTCCGATTTTGTCGGCTTGGTTTGCGATGAGTCCAGCATTCTCAAAAACTGCGACGGTGTAACCAAGGCGCAAGTAACAGACTTTGCCCGCAAGATGAGTTACCGCCTCCTTTGCACTGCGACCCCATCGCCCAACGATTTGATCGAGCTTGGCAACTCGTCCGAGACGCTTGGATACATGGGTTTTAATGACATGCTTTCCACGTTCTTCAAAAAGGACCAGGACCGCAAGACACACAGCCGCAAAGATGAGTTTCGGTCTGGCGTTTGGCGTTTTCGCGGCCATGCTGCCGATCACTTTTTCCATTGGGTATGCTCATGGGCGAGGGCCGTCCGAAAGCCCTCCGACCTTGGCTTTTCCGACGATGCCCTCACCCTGCCGGAGTTGATTACTAGGGAGACGGTTGTTTACAATGAGACACCGCTTGAGGGCATGCTTTTCACCATGCCAGCGGTAGGGCTTCAGGAGCAGCGGCAGGAGCGAAGGAGAACGCTTGAGTTGCGCTGTGAGGCGGCGGCAAACGCGATCAACGCCCACAAGAAAGCGGCGGTAGCGTGGTGCTATCTGAACGACGAAAGCAAGGCGCTGAAAGAGGCGATACCGGACGCGGTAGAGGTCAGCGGCAGCGATTCAATGGAAGCGAAGGAAGAGGCGTTCATGGGCTTTGCTAAAGGTCAAATACGGGTTCTTGTCACCAAGCCAGAGATCGCAGGCTTCGGACTGAACTGGCAGCATTGCGCCCACCAGACCTTTTTCCCGTCTCACTCGTTTGAGCAGTTTCACCAAGCCATTCGCCGAAGCTGGCGCTTTGGTCAAAAGCATCCAGTTACAATCGACATCATCACAAGCGAGGGGGAGCGTGGAGTGCTCGCAAACCTGATGCGAAAGGCCGAGAACGCCGAGAAACTTTTTGCCAATCTGGTATCGCTAATGGGCGAAGCGAATACCTTTAAACAAGCCCAAACCAAAAACATTAAAACATCAATACCATCATGGCTGTGAACGATCAACTCATCACCGAAAGGTTTGCAATTTACAACGGAGACTCATTGGAGGTCATGGCAGATATGCCGGACAAGTCTATCGACATGTCGATTTACTCGCCTCCATTCTGCGCTCTTTACACCTACTCGAACGATCTTCGAGACGTTTCCAACTCGCGGAATTACGAGGAGTTTTGGGAGCACTATCGGCTATTCATCAAGGAGGTTGCCCGCATCACCAAGCCAGGGCGATGCACGGCGGTTCATGCGATGGATATTCCCGATTCGTGTAACCTTGGAAACTTTCTTCAAGACTTTCCCGGCGACATAATTCGCGAGCATGAAAAGCACGGGTTCAAATACGTTGCCCGTCATCATATTTGGAAGGAGCCGCTAGGCGTTCGTAACCGGACAATGGCGAAGGGCTTGGCGCATAAGACAGTCTGTGACGACGCTTCCCTGTGTGATGTGGCTGGCGCTGATTACCTGCTTGTGTTCCGGCGCGAGGGCAAGAATGAGGTTCCTGTAAGCCATGAGCGCGGGCTATTGGAGTATTACGGCACTGACAAGCCGCCTCATGATTTGCTTCAGTTCAGAGGTATGGAGGGCGATCAGAAACTCAACAAATACAGCCACCACGTTTGGAGGCGCTATGCCTCCTCATCTTGGCACGACATCGATATTGCAAACGTCCTGCCATACCAAGAGGCGCGAGATGCCGAGGATGAAAGGCACGTTCACCCGCTGCAGCTTGATGTAATTGCGCGAGCTATTGAGCTTCGCAGCAATCTTGGCGAGGTTGTGTTTACGCCGTTCATGGGAGTTGGGAGTGAGGTTTATCAGGCCGTTGTTATGGGCAGGCGTGGCGTCGGGTGCGAGTTGAAGCCTAGCTATTATCGGCAGGCGGTGAAGAACATTCAGCACGCCGGAGAGAAGCGGGAGCAAGAAGAGATCCCGCTGTTTGCGAAGTGATTGGGAATGCCGCCAGTGTCACTCAGGGAACAACAAAACCCTCCCGCCCCTCACGAAAGCGGGACACTGGCGGCAAAGTCACTGAAAAAAAGCAAGCTGGCCGGACTCGAAAAGGTGGCGTTCAGACTTCCGCCGACGAACCAGCCCCGGCAAAACGCGCCCGCCGCCGCGTGTCCACTTGTTGAACTCAGCCGCCGCGCCTTTGAAATCCCCCGCGTTGAGCTTGCGGAGAAGGGTTGAACGCCCAAGCGCCCCCGTGTTGAAATGGAAGCTCACCAGCGCGTCAAACTGATCTTGGTTCAACGCCACCTTCACCAGCCTTTCCACATCGGGGACGTACTTGGTATTCATGTCGAACTCCAAAAGCTCCAACGCTCGCGCCTTTGTGATGCGCTGCCCGCGCTTCACTGTGCCGTCATTGTGCTTGATGCCAGTGTGACCGTAGCCAATCGTCCAGACATTCGCGGGACACAGATACGATTGCAGGAACAGCCCCTCGAAGTGCTGAATAAGTTGGATTCCGGTAGATGAGATTTTCATCAGTAAACCCTTCCCTCAATGATTTTGTGGTTGTGGACTTCAAACGATCCGTCCTTGTCGATGTCCACGATGGCGAATCCGTGGTTCCATCGGTTGACGATTGCGTAATCAGGACTCAAATCGCAAAGGCATCCAACTGACCAGCAGCTCGATACCTTGCGCGAGATCCCGGTTGTCTCGGTATGCTCGCTCGTCCGGTGCCAGTGGCCGCAGAGAATGGTTTCCTGAACGCGCATCCATAAGCCCCGCGCCGGATTTACTGGCGATGACATGCCTTGAGGGAGTTCGTGCCCGTGGTAGATCGACAACTTGCCCGCCTCGATGAGTTGCAGTGATTCCACAACTTCGATTTTGAACGAGTCCAGCTTCAGCACATCGCGGATAGTGAAGTCAGGCACACCCAGCAAGACGGGAGCTTCACGCATGAGATACCGCTCGAGATTGGTTTCGTGGTTCCCGATCTTGTAGAGGATGCGCTGTTTCGGAAACTGTGAGCGGAGCCAAAAGAGGAACTGGCGGATTGCGTCAAGCTCCTCAGAGAGTCGCCGGCGCGGGTCTTTTTCGTGTCTGCTGCAAGCATAGAAGTCCCCCAAGTCCCCGTTGATAAGAAGCGTGTCACACTTGGCCTTTTTCATGTGCCCGATTGCCACCTCGACGGCCTGCGGATTGTGATAGGGAATGTGCAAGTCGGAAAACACGCCTAGCTTCATCGGCCCCCTTAACACGAGCGGAGTCCGTTTCTTGGATGCGGTTGGCGGGATGACTGCTTGCTGCCAGCCTAGAGGCTTCGGGCGTGCGGCGGGTCTTTTCTCCCCCCTGTGAAATTCACCGTTTGCGCCCCTGATAACCCGAACCACCGAGCGACACGCCTCAAGTGAGGGAAAGGCGTCGGGATTTT